CTCCGAGAAGCCCTGCATGATGAGGCGACCGTTCTCGTGCAGCAGGACAGCGTCCTTCTCTGGCGGGCCTTTGAGGTCGGTGATCCAGCCGCCGACATTGCTGAGCCAGCCGGTCACGTCATTCCATGCTGCCTTCAGCCCATTCCAGAGCCCATTGATGATCTTCTTGCCGATGTCGAGAAGCCATGTTCCCGCCTCGGCGAGCAGATTGAGGAGATCGCCGGGCAGACTCGTGAACCAGTTCCAGACATCGACCGCCCCGGTGATGATGCCGTTGAGCAGACCCTTCAAGATGTGCCAGCCGGTCTCGACGAGCCAGACGGCAGCGTCGGCGACGTAGCCGAGGATCTTGATCGGCAGTTGCACATAGAAGAACCAGACCAACTTGGCATACGCTTCGATGCCGTTGAGCAGGCCATGAATGATGTCCTCGCCGATGTGTTCGAGCCAAGATAGCGCCCCAGAGAACGCCGAGACGATCTTGCTTGGGATCGTCTTGATGAACTGCCAAGCCTTGTCCAGACCCTTGACGATGCCATGCCAGACCGAATCGAGGAAGTGCCAGACATCTTCGGCGATCTTCTTGATGAATCCCCACGTCTCCTTCCAGTGGGTCGCCATCCAGATAATCGCTCCGATGAGCAGGGCGATGCCAGCGACGATGCCGAGGGTCGCTGCGTTCTCGGCGATGAATGCTGCCGTGGCCGCTGCCGCTGCTGCGATGTTCGTAGCGATGTAGATCGCCCATCCGCCGACGGCGAAGAGAATGTGTGCCATCGTCTCCGCTGCCCATGCAGCGCCTTCGGCGGCCATCTCAGCGAACTGCTTGAGTGATGTCACTCCTGCCACGATGAGCGATGCGACGTAGGCGCCGATCGCGGCGACGAGCACCGTCCCGAAGATCCCGGCGAGGGTGTAGAGGACTGCCTTGTGGTTCATCAGGTAACCAATGAATCGAGCGAACGCCTTGGCGACTGATTCGACGACTGGCATCAGAGCGGCGCCCAACTTCGTCAGGAGATCTTCGGCGGTCGCTTTGAGAACCTTGAACTCGACATGAAGAGTCTGCGCTTGCTTGGCGGCAGCGGCGTGGGCCGCTCCCATCTTCGATGCTTCTTGCGTTGACTTGTTGAATGATGCCGAGCCAGCCTCGACGACAGGCAGCAACTTCGCTGCGTTGGCGCCGAAGCCCATCGCCGTCAAGGTCGCGGTCGCTTGAGCGGCGCTCATGCCTTTGACCTTGTCGTGAAGTTCGCCAATGATCGTGCCGAGAGGCAGCAACTTGCCGTGAGCATCGAGAGTCTGAATGCCGAGTTTCTGTTGAGCGTCGCCAGATGTCCGAACGGCGTCAGCAGACTTCTTGTAGGCGCCCCAGAGGGAAGCCTGAGCGATCGTCAGACCCTTCGTTTGCTTCGACACTTCTGCCGAGGTCATGTTGCCTTTGAGATACTCAGCGGCGAGCGAGCGCAACTGCGGCGGCAGATTGCCGCTAGCGATTGCTAGATCTCGCTGCGCCTTCACGACGGCGTTCGTTGGCTTCAAGAAGTTCGTGAATGAGCCGGTGAGGACCGACATGGCTTGACGACCCGTGACGCCATGATTCGTCAAGTCGATGAGCAAGCCGCCGACCTCCTTCAATGGCGGGGTCATGCCGCCCAAGCGAGTCCGAATCTTCTCGAATGAACCTGCGGTGGCGCTGATGCTCTGGCCCGTTGCGTTGCTGACTTGAAGCAGTGTGTCGGTCAGGTCGGCAGCGTCCTTGGCGGGCATCTGATAGGCCTGCATCGCACCAGCGACCGCCTTGGTCGCTTCGCCGAGGCCGATCTGCTTCGCGGTCGCCAACTCGTCGGCAGCCGTCATCACTTGCATCGCTTGCGCCCGGTCGAGCGCTGCTCCTTGAGCAGACTTCAACTGACCAGCGACCGGCGCGAATGCATCCGCCATCTCTTGTGCACTGAACTCGCTCTTGCCTGCGGTGTCGAGGAATGCGTTGGAGATCTGCTGGGCAGCCTCGGTGGTGGTGCCGGCTGAGACAGCGATTGCAGCACTCGATGCCTGAAGGTTAGAGGCGAGGTGAAGCCCTTCGGCGGCCGCCCCGACGAACCCGGCCGTGAGGCCAAGCGTGGCGACCTTGCCGATTCCGGCCATGTGCGAGAAGAGGCTGCCGCTCTTGCCTTCCAAGTCCTCTGCCGCTTTTGCCGACTTGTGAAGTCCTTCGGTCAGCGGGCCGAGTGGGAGGCCAGTCTTGCCGAGCAGAGTGCCCAACTTCGACAGACCCCCGCTCAGAGCGCTGCTCAGTCGACCGCCAGACTCGGTGCCGACCTTCTCGAGTTCGGGACCGATCTTGGCCGCTTCAGCCTCGACCCCAGAAGCGAGACCGATACCTGCGGTGTCGGCAGAGAAGCCCGCCATCTCGCCTTTGGCCTTCTCCAATGAGGCGGTGAACTCTGAGGTGTTGGCGAGCAATACAGCAACGACTGGCTCAAGTGCAGGCATGGTTCATTCCTTCATTGCTCGGTTCCAGTAGAACTCGAAGATGTTCTTCAGTTGCGGAAGAGAGTCTCGGACCGCTGGCTTCAGGTATGGGTAGGCCGGCTGGCCGGGGTTCGTGTAATCGCGCCCGAGTGAGTCGGTGCCGATGAAGCCGAGTTCGACTCGACGGGCATAGGCCATCGTTGGGTAGACGCTCTGGCGATAGACGCCTCGACCGATCTTCTCTGGCATCTGGGGATGTCGGCCGATGCTCTGCTTCAGATTCTCGGTCACGGCATAAGGTCGAGGGACCCCAGCCCCGGCGTCAGGTCGAGGCGTGCCGGGCGGATGCTGGCCGAAGAAGTTGCGCTTCGCTTTGGTCTCGATCAGGCTGGCGCCTTCGACGACCGCGCCGAGCGTGGCCTTCTCGACCAGAGCGATTAGGGCGTCGATGCTCGCGGCGAACTTCTCTACTCCTTCGATCTCGAATCCCATGTCTACCTCGCATTCTGTTGCGCTTCGATCTCGCGAACGACCTCGGTGTAGGCGTCGTCAATCTTGAGCATCCATGTCGTCTCCTTGGCAGGGCGAGACTCGTACTCAGAGACCGAGCAATGGAACAACTTGCAGTATCGATAGGCCCGGTATAACTCCTCGGTCTCGCTGTCGAGCGGCTCCAAGAGGAGGCCGCCCTTCAGCGCTGCCTTGAGTTGTCTCAGCCTTCGGTAACCGCTTTTGGGTCTGCTGCACCATCCATGCCGAACTCGTCGGAGAGATTGATGTTGATAGCGGCGACGGTCAGGGCGACGTAGATCGGTCGAGGCAGATCGTCGACCTCATCGACCGTGGTGGGCATCGGCTGGCCCAGAGTCCAAGAGCGAAGCCGGGTGACGACACATTGACGCTGGAAGAGGTCGATCGTGTCGGCTTCCTCGTCGGTCATCTCGGTGAAGGCGGTCCACGTCGAGGGGTCATTCTCGTCGAAGCCGATGCTCTGAAGGCGCTGAGCGATGCCCATCGCGACGCGAGCGGCTCGGCGAAGATTCTTGACCTCTTTGTTCGTGAGGTCGGTGTCGTCCTTCAAGACGGCGCTGTGACCGTCGGGGAGTTGAATGATGGTGCTCATGTTGCTCATTCCTTTGTTTAGGGCGGCGAGTGCCGCGATTGATCTACTGCTTGCGGCTGCGGTGATTGGCGCTCTCTGCTTCATGCACCGCGATCAGCCAGTCGATCGCTTCTGGCGAAGTCCGATCGAGTTCGACGAACTGCTCGTGAGAGGTCCCGGTGAAGATCTTGCGGTAGGTGTATTCGCGCAGATAGTCGAGCGCCTCTGGGCAGTCGGTCAAGTCGTCTGCTGGCGGGATGTTTGCCTCTAGATGCGCCTTCAGCCGACGCATCTGAGCGAACGGCGAACTCGGGGCCGGGTCTGGCCTGAAGTCCACCGCTGCGTCGACGCGTCGGCTGAAGAGTTGAGAGTTGTTCATGATGTGGCCCGTTCCTTTGTTCGAGGGAGATGATGCTGGTGACTAGTAGGCGGTCGAGACGCCGTTCGTCGTGATCGTGTAGATCGGCGAGTAGCCGCCATCGACTTGATCGCTGGTGTTAGCGACGGCGACGAAGTTCGAAGTCAAGGCGATGTAGGCCTTGCTCTGGTCGATGACCGGGGCTTCCAACTGAACCGCATCCATGCCGAACTGCACGTTGTAGCCGGTCTCTGGGTCGGTCAACTGCACGATGATCGACTGCTGATCGCGGGTCAGGGCAGAGGCGTAGAAGTTCTCACCAGCCTCGACCACGAAGGAGAACTTGCCTTCGACGCTGATCGGTCCTTGGAAGTTGCTGTAGGGGTTCTGCTGGCCGAGCGTGTGAATCGGAGCAGTGTTGCGCTTGATGGCAATCTCGACCGATTCGACGACGGCGACCGATGCGCCATTGAACGATGCAGAGCAGTTCCAAGATGGGACGAGATGCTGCGTCGATTCGTTGACGACTGAGGCTGAAGAGACAACCGAGGCGGCGTTGCCGGTGAAGGAGAACGTGCTCTCGACGGCAGCATCAGCGGAGAATGACACCGTGAGATCGACGAGGCGGGCAGCGACGATCTGATAGGTGTTGTCGACCGAGTCGTTGATGATCGTGTACGAGGGAGCCTGCGAGCCGGTTGCCGGGTCGTTGGCGAGACCGATCGTGTGCTGATAGCCAGTGAACGATGCGCCGGCATTGTTGTAGACCGGCACCGATGCGCTGACCTCATCAGCCGAGCCAAGAGCAGCCCGCAGCAAGTTCGGGTAGACATCAGAGAACAGGTAGGCCTTGCCATCGAAGGTTGCCTTGACGACGCCGGGCACCTGATCGTAGTGCATCGTCGGCGAGCCTCGGAAGGCGCTGTCGTCGAGCCACGTCAGATCGGTCGTGATCTTTGGGCTGTCGATCGGCGTGAAGGTCGACACTGAGGCGGCTTCGCCGTAGGTCGCTTCAGGCGCAAGACCGAAGTATGAGTTAGCGGTCATGAATGGCATGGTCAGTTCTCCTCTGGTTGGTCGACCGTGACCGGCGACTTGTTCTCGTGGTCAGCGGGTTCGCTGGTTTCTACTTCTGGCGCTGCTTCTTCGGTGGGCTTGGCCTTCTTCTCTTCTCGAACAACGAGTTCGAGGAGTGGATGAGCAAGCGGGGATGATGACTTGATGGTGTCGCCTTTGCTCGGCGTCCATGTCTTGCCATCCTTGCGGAGTGAGATGAATGCGGTCGGCATGTCGCCGATGTATCGATACTCGGGTGCCATGTTCGGGCTCCTTCTCTAGGTGTTCAGGACTTCGCAGACGGTGACTCGGACGATCGCTTGGAAGAGCATCACGCCGCCATTGACCGTCTTGGGGACTGGATACTCGATGCGAAGATCTGGCCCGCCATTGACCCCGCCTTCGCCCCATTGGAAGATCACCGAGGGGTCGCCGGCGTTGCGGTCTGCCTCGATGTAGTTAGTCAGCGAGTCGATGAACTCGTTGAAGGCTGCCTGACCATCGACCGGGTTGGCGAGATCGCTCTTCATGATGCAGAGGAGCGAGAGGCCGTAGGGCCGGAACTTCCGACCGCTTCGAGCCCCACCGAGAG